TTAATTTATACGTTTTAACTCTATAATTTTGCTTTTTTCAAATCCTTTTTGAGTACCAAAATTTCCGTATCTAGCAGTAGAATTTATCTTTCGCCACCCCGATAATCCGGTCAATATTGATGATATTCTATTGGACTCTCTTTTAGTGCAATATTTCATATCAGTGCCAAAACACACCTGCCAAATCTCTTTAACACACACCCTGTCCCTATCAATTAACGGGCTTTCTGTCTTTAGATTTCCTTGCACGTATGCCCTCTGCTGGCCGATATTAAGACTGTACCAATCCCTGGGTATCTTCATAGCTAGAAACTCTTCTATCTCTGTCTGCCAAGGGTCAATCTCTCTAAAGTCTTCCTGGAACTTCTTGGATATAGCTTCACTCTCGCCCTCTAGATATAGAGGCTCACCTAATATATGGTAAATATAAGCTTCTGCCCATATCTGATCTATTTCCTCGTCTAGGTCCTTAAATATGTTCTTAGTAGTAGGCTCTACGCCAACCTTAATTGGCCAAAAACGCCTATTACCCGTGGCATCTTTTAAGAATTCACTTGCGTTAGTTGATCCAAAAAATACACATCTTCTAGGTCTTTTAAATGTATGTCTTCCATAAGCAGCCCTGTAGATATCATGCGTTTTGGATAAAAACTGCTTGATGGCTTCTGTCTCCGATTTATTCATGGCTGATAGCTCGCCCACTTCATTAATCAGAGTCCCCTGGATAAGTTCCGCTGCCTCTTTACCTTCAAAATTATATAAGCTATCACTAAACCAATTCATACCTAACTTACTCAAAAAGGTAGACTTACCTATCCCCTGCTTACCAGTAAAAATTACCATATAGTCATACTTAACCCCACTATCACTAAACGCCCTAGCGACGGCAGCAGCCAATGACTTTTTCATGATATCCGCTGCATATATGGACTGTTCAGCACCTAAGTAGTCATGTAGTAGTGTAGGTATCCTTGGTACACCATCCCACTTAAAGGACTCTATAAGCTCTTTTACTTCATTTCTTTTGCTGTTATCACTTACTACCTTAACTGCTGTTTCTATCTTATCCTTGCCTGTTATCTGGTACTCCTTTTCTAACCTTAAAGCCAGCTGGGCGTCATCTGAGTCCTTCCACTCTCTAGACCCATCACCACTATCCCAGGGTAGTGGACAAGTAACCATTAGCCTACCGGCAAAGTCATCTAGCCATATCTTACCTTTATAATTTCCATCATTAGATAATATTAGTACTATATTGGCTATTGACTTTTCATTCTTTCCAGTATTTGGATTTTTTTCTAGTTTCTCTACCCAACTACTGTCTTCAACATCTTCCACTTGATCTATACCGCTAGCTGTGTCTTGACCTTGACCCACTCTATTTTGACCTAGGTCACTAAAATAATCCTGGGCCTCTTCCTGTCGTTCTTCATCAAGCTTAGACATAACTGCCTTATCTGACCTAACAAGCTCTTTCATGGCTACATAAGACGGCATTTTGGATACTGGCGTTCCCTCAGTCGCTTCTTCGTCAAGATGTGAGAACTTATGCAGCCTTATAAGGTCCCAGGCGTTAACTAGCTGACCGCTACAAGGGTCTGTAGCATGGTGAGAATACAAGAACATTCCATCTTGGTATATAACTGCACCACCTGATGTTGACCCACCGGCATATGTGTACCTGTCATCTTTTCCTGTATCTTCATAAGCACCTGGGATAAATTTATCCATGGCTGAAAATATATCATAGGTCCTACAAAACGCCCCCACAAGCCCTTTTTTAGTAGTAGGATCCTGTTGCTTATCTACTAAGTGCCTTTGCTTAATATCAACCCCAGGAACCTGTGGCCAACAAGTGATATCCTTCCAGTCTGCATACTGACTAAGAATACCGTCTGCGTTTAAAAATGGTTTGTCCTCATACTTATACACGTATTCGCTATCAGATGAACAACTCGGCCAATACATAAGCCTAGATGCCTGAAATGTTGTCGGGTCTGCCATCTCTATTCCTATCATGGCTGCCACTTTTCTTGCTATAGGCTCATACTCATCTACGGTAATCGTCCTATCTGTAGGAATGATTATCCTAAGCCTTGGCTTATAGCTAGCATGCTTTCTAGTTGAATATATGACGTAGTTACACCCTAATATCTGGACCCTTTTGATAACATCATCTGTCATCCCACTTGCGATATTATCAAAGTCCAGGGTAATTAGATCCCTGGACTCGATATTATGTGAAAGTCTTTGGTTGCCTTTTAGTACACCACCAACAAACCCACCAACATCTTTTAAAGCGTCCTGCTGTGATTTTTTCATCTTCATATAATCGGCTAGACTCTCAAGTGATCTAGTAGGGGTCTTTAGTTTGTCGACAAGGTCAGAATAGTTCATAGTCTGTCTTTGCCAGTTTTTTGAATACCTATTTGACCCCACCGACAATGTTATTTTTCTATCATTTATAAACAAGGTTACCCCCCCTTCAGATTTTAGCGCATTATAGGTAAAACTAATCCCGCAAGGGCATAGTCACCACTAGTGTTCTTTTCAAATACACCTACTGGGTGTATTCTGTCAACCTCATTCACGATACGTAATTCTGCATCTTTATCAAAATTCTTTAATAGATCCTTGTTAATCATAACGGGTCTTTCTTTTTCATCATCAGGATTAACCTTTAATAGCGCCACTAAATATTCTTTTGCATCAACAGTTCGCATATCATAGCCTACTATAGTAGCCTTTTGGGAATTAACCACCACATTATTTGGAAGTATTGAACCGGTTTCTGATACCCCCTCTGATAGTCTTTTACTATTTAAATCAAATGGAAAAGGCTCCCTAGGTACGCAGTATACCACTGTGTATGGTGCACAAATCACCTCTAGGTAATCACTTTTTGGGTATATTTTCACCTTCAACGGCTTATCGCTTAAAATATCTTTTAGTACTTCTGTATATATCTTTAGTAATTTCATATCCTACTCCTTAAACTTTATCATTGGGTGCAAATACTAAAGGTTTACACACCAACCTATTTGAATTTTTATCAACTATTACTACTAAATTTCTATGTCTCGGAAAAGTCTCAACGCAACCACTATTTGCCCTAAAATATAGGTTGTAGTCATCCATATACTCGAATGTTAAATCAAGTTCACTACTGTGACCCTCTGCTAACTTCACACTATATTTGTTGCCAGTAATTAATTCAGTGAAGTCTTTTAACTGTGCATTCCTCTTCCGCCTCTCAGTTAAATCATCCTTGAGTATCCTGGCCATATCGTATTTTGACATGACCTTGTTGGGCTTAGCCTCTGTGTTTCTAGACGGTCCAATTTCTTTTAAGTCTTTATCCATCCCACCCAATTCATCTATAAGTTTTAGTCTTTTCACCTTTACTGCATTAAATGACCTTACCTGACCAAACTTCTCAACGTATTTCTTATATACGATCCTGGGTGGGTGTTCAATATTATCTGCTATGAGACTTATTTCATCATCCATCCAGGGATACTTATGTAATGACATCAACCCACCTACTTTCTTTTATACATATCATTTATTTCTATTTGCTGGTAAACATCTTTTGATACGCTATACCTAAGATAGTCCCCGTGATTATCTTCAACTACTATATAGTAAGCTTCATCAAATCTCTCACCGTTTTCTATCTTTTCTGGAACATGTTCCTTTTCAATGACTTTGCCCACATATAACCTATCTTGTTCTTGCTGGATAATCCTACCTGTGTGAGCCCCAGCTAAGAACACGCTGCATAAAACAACCACGACTATTGCGGTGTAGTATATCTTCTTGGGCAACTTCCTATAATCTAAATAACTCATTTTCTTTACTCCTCTACCCTAAACCAGTATTTTATAAGTCTGTCTTCACCAATTTCATCAATTACTTTTTGTGCCACTTCGCTACTTGCAAAGAACGGAACACCTGAATTGTGAAATTGTACTGTACGTATATACACCTTGTTAATAGGGGTTTCACACGCAACTGTACAATTGAATTCACCACTTTTAAAAGGCCTGCTGTGTTTCCTCATAATAGTCTCTATCTTGCGTCTTTCAAGTTCAAATTCTGCTTCTTCTCTAGTTAAGAACGCATTGCCAACTTCTCTGATATATTCATCGTATGTTGCGTCAAAACAGCCATATTCAATACAACCGCTTGCTTCAATACGATAATACTCTTTACTATCTTTTGTTTCTAAATCCCATATACTCTTAGGCTTCTGCTCTGCTTCTGCCTTTTGGGCTATCAGTTCTTTTATTTCGTCCCAGTTGTCATCTATCAGTTTCCTTATATCGTTATTCATCTTTCTCATCTCTCTTAAATAAATTTTCTGCCATGTGGAAAAGCCCAAGCATTTCCAATAATTCAATCCCATCCTTTGAAAATATAGTAATCCCATCTTTTAAATTATCTACAACATTCATTATTTTACCATTATTGGTTTCTGTTTCAATTTTCATGGTTAGTGTGTCAGGCATCCTATAAAATTCTATTTCTTTATTTTCATTCAGAAAATATACAATCCCATTTCTCTCATAAACTTCATAAATCTTTCCCATTTTCATACCTCTCTATCTTTATTTAAATAAAGCTGTTAAGAATACTAACATCCAAGCTAAATACCATCCTAAAACAATGTAATCAACACGCCTCATATCACTCACCCGCACTTTCCAAAGTCTCGATTGCAAAATCAAGATTCTTCCTAGCTTTCTTTAAGTCCTCAAGGCCGTTCTTCTTTTCCCACCTAAAAATATATTTCATAGCATTGCCACAAGCCCAGTGTACATACCCTTTAGCGCCTAAGACTGATTTTAGAACGTCCTTAGACTCTATAACTAATCCATCTAGCTTATAATGTGCCGGGCTATTGACCATATCCTGTGACTCTGTTCTTATTTGTTCTTCTAATTCATTTCTTATCATACTTAACCCCCTAATCCTTCATATAAAATTCTGACTCAAAGCCAGCGCCTTTTAACACTAACCCAGGTGCCCATCCTACTGGCTCGGCCATTATCTTGCATACTTCATCAAGTGTAAGATCTTGACCGGCATCCAGTACGACCTCATCATGGATGTGCATTACTACTGGATGACTTTTAAGCCTACCATCTAATTTAATCAATAAGTCTGCCAAGCAGTCCCTAGCAATAGCCTGTACGCAGTTTTCGGTTAGCTTACCACCATAGGTGCTTTCAGGATACCACTTGGTATTCTTCTGTGAGAAAAAGTGGATTGCTGGCTTATCAAACTGATTATCCTTGATGTAAGGCTTAGGGTAAAATAGCTTTCGTCCACTAGGTAGCTGAATTGTTAAAAATGACTGGCCGTATATAGCTTCACACTCATACCTAATCCTAAGACCTCTTATCTCTTGATCTTTTCCTGTCTGTAGGGCCTTTATACAAGCCTTATTTAGACCGTGCCATAGCTTAACTATGTTAGGGTTTGCCCCTCTCCACTTATCAACTATCTCAGTCATTTCATCTTCACTAAGGCCCATCTTATCAGCACCCATAGCAACTAGGGCACCTACACCACCCTGATAACCCAGGGCAAGTGTAGCGACCTTACCACGCTGCCTTAACTCATACTCTGGATTACCCTTTTTAATCAGTTCAAAAGGTACTCCAAACATTTGACTTGCTGTAGCTTCGTATATCTTTCCGTGGGTGGCAAATACCTTATTGACCCACTCTTCACCAGCTAGCCAGGCGACCACTCTAGCCTCTATAGCGGAGTAGTCAGCCACTACAAATTTATTACCTTCAGTTGGTATAAAAGCCGTCCTGATAAGCTGTGATAGGGTGTCAGAAGCATTCCCACATACAAGCTGTAGTAAGTCAAGATTCTTAGTCTTAATAACATCTCTAATGGTCTCCAGATTGTCTAAGTAGTTTCTAGGTAGGTTCTGTACCTGGACTAATCTTCCTGCCCATCTACCGGTCCTGTTAGCTCCATACACCTGTAGCAGTCCCCTTACCCTATCACCTCTGCCTTTGCATACATCCATGGCCTTATACTTGCTTATAGAGGCCTTGGCTAGTTCTTGCCTAATCTTAAGAAATTCTCTAACATCTCCAGGTATATCATCTCTTGATAGAAGACTCGCTACTGTTTCCTTGTTGGTGTTTTCAACTCCGTCTACCCTTTCCTGCAGCCAATTTAGTACTTGACTAGTTGACTTAGGATTATCTATCCCAGTTACTTCCTTGGCTCTTTTAATGAGTCTGTCAGACGATTCATCATCAATAGCCAGTGCGCTATTTACCAGGTCTACATCCACCTTAACGCCTAAAGCATTCATTGAGTCTGATAACTCCCACAGCCTTTGTTCAATATCAGGCACTGGAAATATAGATAATCTCTTGTATATTTCCATCTCGGCCATAACGTCCTGCTTACAGTAGTCTTTAAACATCCCCCACTTGTCTAGATCGTGGTGTGGTAGGTTTCTAAGCCTACCCCCATTAACCTTAGTTGGCTTACAAGGCTTAGAGAAGTAATTAATAAGTGCCTTACCTGCTGAATCTTTTTTCTTATCCTGCGGTAACCCTATGGCATTGCCTGTCCTAGCCAGTCCCCCAGGATAGCCTAGATACATAGCATGAAACATTGAACAACGCCAACCACACCTAGAACCTACATCGTATCCGGCTGCCAAAAGTGCATTATACTCAAATGAAGCATTATAGGCATGCTTGAGTACTTCATCATCTGCCATTGCCTTAATTATTTCATCAGGTAGGACCTCACCCTGTGCCAGGTCAACTATTTGTACATCTCCAAAGTCTATTGAGTATGCAAACATCAATATTTCAAATGCTGGGTCTTCTACATATTTATAAGCCCCGCTACTGGTGATATCTACCTCTGAATAGGTTTCTATATCTATATTTAAGTGCTTCATAACTAATCCCTCAAAACTCCATAGAAGTTATATGGTCCACTTTCAGTAAGGTCTAAGTCAGCCACGATAATCCCCTTTGATGAAAACTGAATACAGTTATAGTAGTTGTCTGCCAGGATATCAACTTCGTCTATTTCAACATCTCTTTCTTTAGCTTTATCAACTATTTCATTTAATGCATTTATAAAAACTTCAAATTCCATATTTTTAACCCCCTGTATTGGTAAAATAAAGAGGGGTAAAAACCCCTCTATTAAGTTCATGTATTATACTGGCTGTCCTGTAATAGGATCTACTGCTGGCATAGCTACTGCCGTAAAGGCGTCCTGTGCATTAAAGCTAAATCCTAGTACCTCACCATCTCTTGTCTTCTGAAGACCGTTAAGTCCAAAGCCTATCCCTTTTGACTGGTTGTCATAAGCATATATGGATAAGGCTACGTGGCCATAACACCCGCTATATACCTGTGACTTATCTAGTATTGGCTGCACTCTCTGGTCTACCACTGAAGGTGGTCTATCCTCACTACAAGATGCAGTAAACACCCAGTGGCCTTTGCACTCGTCACCGAATGGTGTACCATTTTGAGTAACCCCATCACCATCATGGATTGGGTGTTTTACATGCTGAATTGATACGCCCTTTAACTTTCCATTAGCCTCTGCCTGTGCTTCTGTCTGGATAGCCTGCATTAACATGTTATATCCATTTACATCTGTCTTAGGTAACAGACAAGTTACCCCGTATTTTAATCTACCACTCTGGTCCTCTCTTGCTACGAATACGTTTACGTAGCTTAGTCTTACCTCTGTTGTTGTTATCTGCTGTGCCATAATTAATTCTCCTTTTCTTCATCTAAATTATTAAACATACTTTTTGCGTCATTTAAGACGTATTCTTTTCTCTTATCACTAGCCTTAACAAGTGTTGGTTTACCTGGTGGCTTTTCTATCACACCATCTAAGATACTCGCAAAGTCCTTTTTACCAACTAGATTTTCTAAGTTAGTCATAGATAGTAACTTTCTTTCGTATAGTAGTGGCTCTTCATATCCCGCTGATACTAGCTTACTTACGGCCAAGGCTTCATCAGTAATCTTCCTATTACTCCTACCTTCAACCAGCTTATATCCGGTTACCGTATTACCTGCTAGGGCCTCTGCCAGGGCTTCTGCCTCAAGCTTCTTAATCCAGTCAGCCACACCCTCTATTTTGGTTAGCAGCTCTCCTATTTCCTCACTAGTTAGTAGATTACCTGGACTATCCCCCATAATAGGTAGTATGTGATCTTCTATAGGCTTAAACATTGCTTCTGCTCTAGTTCTACACTTTGACTTAGCCTTACAAAATCCACAATGGTCTCCCACAGCTAGTTTGTCTGAGTCGTTAAATGCCTCTAGGGCTATCGGCTTTATCCTCTCGCCAAAGGCCAGTAGTTCATCTATCCCAATTGTGTGTGTATCAAAGTGACCTAACCTAGGCTGCACTATAGACAGGTGAATTGTCTTAATGCCGTATATCACAGAAAACATATTATACACGCCCAGTGCGTATAACATTAGTTGTGAGTTATCCTTGGCATCCACTTTCGCGCCCGTACCATACTTTAAATCTATAATGGATAACTCATTACCGTGTAACATCACACAGTCACAGGTGCCGAATCCTTCAGGTGCTACATTTGAGTAGTCCACCCTTAACTCTACATCTACAAACGGCCTGTCTGGATAAGATAAGGCCTTTTCTTTTACGAATTCAAAGTAGTCATCAGTGTAATCATCCATTGATTTATTCCAATATGGTGACTTCTTAAACTCGTCCATCTGGGCCTTAAATTTCTTAGGGCCTATCCCTTTTTTAAAGTACTTAGTTAATTTTAATTCTGCCACTGAGTGGGCCAGTCTGCCCTCTTCTGCGTACTCTGATTCTTTTTCCTCAAAACTTCTTTCAAGCACTATAGATCCAGGACAGTTTATCCATCTATTAGATCCACTAGCACTTAATTTTGCGTGTTCCTCTGGCATTAGATCACCCCACCAAGCTCTTTTAGCTTAGCAGCAAAGTCATTGTACTGCTCAGGCCTCAAATCACTCATCTGATTTACGCCAAATCCGTTAACTAACACTGGTGTTAAGTCTGTAGACTTAATCTTACCTGATTGTACTAGTCCTATAGCTGCCTTAGTTAGTTGGTCAAACGTGTAAGCCACTTCACTAACTGGCGCAGTAACTGTCTGAGTTGGCTGTGCTGTTGGTTGTACTGGTTGTACTGGTTGTACTGGTTGTACTGGTTGTACTGGTTGTACTGGCTGCACTGGTGGTTGAGGTATTTCCTCTTTTGGCACTTCATTAGTGGTCCATGCAGGTGCATTATCTGCTGTCACTACTGGACCCACACTAGCCCCAATAAAATCTTTTAAAAAATCTAAACCTCTTACATTAACATCAATTTCAACTTTTATCATTGTATTACTCTCCTTCACTGTGCTATAATTAATATGATTAACTTAACTAATTTCTTTTAAAGCGATTGACTGATTTCTGATTTATTAGTCGTCGCTTTCTTCATATTGCCATCCAAGATAATCGTCTGACTTTAAGAAGTCTTGATAATCTTTCAACTCTTCATCTCTCAATTTAACCACCCCCTTTAACATTAAATATTCTGCCATCTTGTCCAGGCCATCTTGATATACTCTAGCCCTATCAGTAGGGCGTATCCTATAGCCCCTAGAAAATCATCTACTGCTTTCATTTTTTACCTCTCTAACTTTTTACTTTATAAGCCTTTACTTCCTTGCGCCTGACTTCATCAGTCAGATTTACGTATTCTTCCATGAACCACCTAAACGCTTTTCTATCCACCCACTTAAGCTTTTGGCTGTGGTAGATGTAAGCACTCTTAGGTAGCTTACTGTCTGCCCTCTCAAACTCAGATATAAAATCTCTTATATACCTGCTGGCAGTTGACTTCCCAAAGCCCCAAATAGCCTTAATTTCATGGAGCAATAAGACATCTTTGGTCTCCAGTAATGCCACTAGAGATTCTAATTCCTTTTCTCTTGACTTATTCATTTTTTCGCCCCCCCCCTTACTGTTGATTGCGTTCGTCTTTCTGAACTTTTGGAGTGTAAAAAAAGTCAACCATATTTACTTCATCTTCACCCAGTAAAACCATAGCCTTTGCTATTTCATTCTGGCTAAATTCTAGCTGATTGTTAAGCCTTTGAGATAAAGATGTTCTGGACATCCCCAATGCTTCAGCAAAGCTATCTAGGGTATTAAATTTTTCTTTTATTCGACCCCTTAGTTTTGAATAATCCCATGACATACTATACACCGCCTTTCTGATATTGTTTTGTTCGTGTTTCTGAACTTAGTATAGCACATGCAATTTTTAAATGCAATACATTTTTTCGATTTTCTGAACTTTTTATCTGTATTTTTTATTTTTTTGTTGCATTTTCTGAACAACAAGGATATAATTAACTTATAAACGATTAAAGTAGAAAGAGGTGATTAAATGAGTGTCAGGGTAAGCACAATATCCAAAAGGATGAAGTTAGCAATGGATATGCGCGATATCAACCAGGCTGAATTATGCCGAAGGACTGGTATAGGCAAATCAAGCATAAGCACATATTTATCTGGAGATTATGAACCAAAACAAACGAACTTATATAAAATTGCTGATGCATTAAGTGTAACAATTCCTTGGTTAAGTGGATATGATGTTGAAATGAATGTTGAAAAAGAAAATAGACCTCTTCCTGAAAACCTTAAGCCTATAACTAAGGTTAACAGGATTCCCATTGTAGGATCTATTGCAGCAGGTACTCCGATATTAGCTACTGAGAATATAGAATCTTACCTTTTGCTTGGTCAAGAATATAAGGCAGATTTTGCCCTTAAGATTATGGGGGACTCCATGATAGATGTAGGTATAAATGATGGAGACCTAGCCCTCATAATTAAAGATAGGCCCATATCCAACGGTGAGATATATGCCGTGCTAGTGGACGGTGAGGCTACACTTAAGAAAGTCTATAAGAATGATGACTACCTTACCCTACAGCCTTGTAATAGCAAATATGAGCCGATAGTAGTTAAAGAAGAAGATAATCCATACATTGTAGGGAAACTATCAGGTATAGTTAGAAAATATTAGTTGAGAGAGGATGGCGTAAGTGCATGGGGTTATTTAATTCAAAGGAACAAAAAGAAAAAATAAAAGAGATGAAGAAAAATAAAATACCATTCTGCCCTAAGTGTAAGAGTCAAAGTTTGCAATACCTTGAGAGGCGTAAAATGCTTAGTGCTTCCAGGGCTGTTGTAGGTGCGGTTGCCCTTGGTGCTCCTGGTGCGGTTGTGGGTGCATTTACAAGTAGTAAGCGTAAAGGCAGAATGAAATGCTTAAATTGTGGAAAAGAGTGGAAATTATAAAGTAAATAGCAAAAAAGAAGTAGTCCAAACGCCAATCTAGCCTACTTCTTACAGAGTATCACAGGCCTTTTAATAGGTCCTTTTGTGATACCTATATTATACCAAATAAGGAAGGTGAAATCAATGTGGGTAGAAAAAACTCAAAAGGGAAATTTTAAATTTGTAGAGGGTTATAAGGACCCTAATACTGGCAAGACTAAAAGAGTTAGTGTTACATATGAAAAAAACACATCAGCGATCCGTAAGCAGGCTTTGAAAGAGTTGTCCGATAGAATAGCCAAGACTATGGATAAAGGGTCCCACACAACCTACAACGAGGCTGTAGAGGTGTATTTGAAGTCTATAGATATAAAGCCTACCACCCTGAAATTAAAAAGAAATACTTTAAAATTCATGGCGAAATATTTTTATAACGGAGATATGTATATCGACAAAATCACTAGTGCATATATCAGGGATTTTTATTTGACAGGCAAAGATTATATATCGCGCGGGAATATGGACTCCTTAAAAGCATTCTTAAATTGGTGCTATAAAAACGACTATATCCCTGCCAGGGTATTTGACAAGGTCACTTTAAAAGAACGGCGCCACAACCCGAATTACAACAAGTTATTTTTTGAAAAAGAAGAGTTAGTTGAAATACTATCAAAATTCAAAGATTGTAAAGCGTATCATGATAGACTTTCGGGATATATCATAGAATTTATGACACTAACAGGACTTAGAATTGGTGAGGTCCTGGCATTAAAATATGATGATATTTCCGGTAATATGCTATCTGTTAATAAGAATTATAGCAGCGGTTTGGAAGTAACTCCGAAGACTGAAAAATCAATCAGGACAATTGCTATAAATTCAAGAGCTATCCAAATAATCAACGAGGTTAAGCTTTTAAAAAGAATACATCATGTAGATTCAGATTTGATATTCCCTAATCCAAAAGGTACTCATCAATCAAGTGCAACAATTGCATGGGTGTTGAAGAAATTAAATATTTATCCCTCAAGACTACATATATTTAGGCATACACATGCCAGCATTCTTGCTGAAAAGGGTGTACCACTTGAAGCCATCCAAAGACGATTAGGGCATGAGAATGATAAGATCACAAAAGAAATTTATATTCATATGACGGAGAGAATGCTTCGGGATGAACAAAAAATGTTTGGGGAACTTGAAATTTTATAA